TGAGCTTCCCTTTCGTTTTTTCTTCCAGCTTGAACTGTGAAGCAATCGGAACAAAACCCCACGCCATCCAGTTTGATATATTTGCTGGCGACATTCCCGTCTCTTTGTAAAACCTATAACCTGATCTAAAGTGCTCTTTTACTTGTGCTGGCTTCATGCTTTTCTCCTGTATTTTATTTCAAGTAATTGTATTAAAGTATTTGACATAATGCAAGCAGTGTTTTACTATAGCTGTACGTCAATACCTGGCGTATACTACTTACAGTAAATGAGGTAATTATTATGCAACAAGATACAGCAGAAAGAGAACAGTTTTTGAATGACAGCATTAAAGATCTTAAAAAGGTAAATAAGAAACTGGCAGATCTGACTTTACAAAAAGAAGAGCTGACAGCCAATATAATTGGCGCTTTGGGACATGAGCACCAAGGACAATCAACATACGAGTATGGCCCGTGGAAAATAGAATGCAAGACACCGGCTACTTATTCTCTGGACAAAAAAGCCTATCAATCTGGTTCTATATTTATCCCTAGCAAGTTTGATCCGATTAAAGAAAGTGTTTCTTACTCTGTTGATAAAAAGCTATGCGAGGAGTACATGGCTACAGCTCCAGAAAGTGTGCGGGATAGCTTGCTTGAGCTGATTACAGTTAAGCCTGGCAAGCCCAGTGTTACTATAAAGGAGCGTTGCTAATGTCTAATACAGTTTTAGTTATTGGAGAAAGCGGTACTGGCAAAAGTACCGCTATACGAACATTGGATCCAGAATCTACGTTTATATTTTCAACCCTTGGCAAGCCATTGCCATTTAGGGGGTATAAAAACAAATACAGCTCTGAGCTTAAAAACTTTTATGTGAGCGACAATTACAAGGTTTTGTTGTCATATATAAAAGCTATCGATGAACGCAGACCAGAAATAACAACTTTGGTAATTGACGATTTCATTTACTTGATGTCGCATGAGTTTATGAACCGAGTCATGGAAAAAGGCTATGACAAATACAATGAGCTGGCGTCTCATGCTTGGGGGATATTCAAAACATTGATGGGTTGCCGGGATGATTTAACTATTTTTGTCTTAACGCATAGTGACGTTGATAGTCAGGGCAAATCCAAGGTTAAAACTATTGGCAAGCTTCTTGATGATAAAATATGTCTTGAAGGTATGATTAGCACTGTTTTACATTCAATGATTGTGGATGGTGAATACAAATTTTTAACGCAGAATAACGGCACACATCTTGCTAAGTCTCCCATCGATATGTTTAGCGAGTCTTTAATAGACAACGATTTACTGGCGGTTAAAGAACAACTTGAAAGCTATTATGCTGATTAATCTTTTATAATACAGAGGAGCAATAAATGGGGTTTTGGACTAGTCCGACAGGACAAGAAGTAACTGGCAATCAGAAAGACGCTTTTTTGCCTAGTTTTGGGATAATTCCTGACGGGACAACAGCTTTGGCTGTTATTAAGTCGTGCGAAGTTATAGAAAAAGCGGCGAATGACTACAGAGAAGCAGATAAATTTATTGAAGTTATATATAAAATTAGTTCTGCTGACTTTAAAGGTCGTGAGGTTGCTCAGAAAATTAGAGTATTTCAAGGTAAGCCTGAGTCAATTTATCGCAATCTTAATATGCTTAAATTGCTAATGACTTTGTGCAACTATAAGCCAGCACACAATAACGAGCCAACTAACCAAGACTTGGCGAGCCTGTGTAACAAAACTCTTGGCATTAAAATCTCTGAGTGGTCTATGCCAAGAAGAGATAAAGGGATTATGGAAGGCAATAACGTTAGTGAGGTACATGCCCCTTCTGGTTTTGAATGCCAAATTGGAGTTAAAGCTGAGGTTACGCATAATAACAAGGGTGTTGATAGTGCTTTTAGGCGCAATTCAGGCGCTGTACAGAACGATCTCGACGAAGACATGCCATTTTAATGGGGAAGTTAACAAAGTTGCTAGAGGGCATTGTACCGCCCTCTGAGGCAAAGCGCGAATATATTGGCGCAAGCTCTATCGGCAACCCTTGCTGGCGTCGCATATGGTTTGATTATCATGGTTATGAGCGGGCAGACTTGCCGACTAGAACAAGACGTATATTTGACGTTGGTAATTGTCTTGAAGGGTATATAGTAAGTCTTCTTGAGCTGGTCACTAAGGTTGATGTTGACAACGATGAGATCATCCATCCTGAATACCCATGGTTTAAAGGCAATATTGACGGTTATTTGCCAAAATTTGGAGCATTGCTTGAGATAAAAACCGCTAATCACGCTTCATTTCAGCAATTTGTTAACCATGGCTTGCGTAAATGGAACGAACAATATTATGCTCAGATTCAAGCTTATATGGGGCTTTCGGGAATATATAAGGCTTTTTTGCTGGTTTTTAATAAAAATACCGCGCAGTTTCATGATGAGATAGTGAAATTTGACCCCGATTTTTACGAAAAATTAGTTGAAAAAGCCAAGCTTATCCATGATTCTGACACAATGCCGCCAAGGATAAGTAGCAACCCTTTGTTTTACTTGTGTAAAATGTGTCCTTTTATTAGTGTTTGCCATAAGAAAGATAAGGATGTTAGTGGTGGCTATTAAAACTCTTAGGCCTTACCAAGCAAAAGCGGTTAAGGAGTGTTGGGGAAAATTAAAAGAAAATAGCGATCCGGTATTGCTTATGGCGTCTGTTGGTAGTGGCAAATCCCTTATGATTTCCGACATATTGCTCACTATGCAAAAACTTGGTAAAAGAGCGCTATGCCTTGTCAATAATGCTGAGCTTGTACGCAATAACTCCCAGACTTTTGTTGACCAGGGCGGCGAGGCTTCGATATATTGCGCTGCGTTAAGCTCTAAAGACATTAAATCTTTTGTAGTTTTTGGTACACCTCAGTCTATCCTTAACGCTATTAAACGCAAAGAGACACTGGCAGATATACAGTTTAACCTTATTGTTGTTGATGAATGTCACAATATTAACCACTTGAACCATCGCTCTACTTTTATGCGCATTTTAAGGCATTATAAGCAAAGCTATGACAAAATGCGGCTTTTAGGGGCGACAGGTACGGACTTTAGGTTTAAAGGCACTGACATTGTTGGCAAAGATTGCCTTTTCAAGTCGCGAGTCGGCAATATTACTACTGAATGGCTTATTCAAGAGGGCTACCTTGTAAAGCCAACTTTTCAAGTAGATCCTAAACTCACTATCGATTTTAGCCGTGTCAAGATTAAGTCTAATGGCAATTTCGACAGCAAAGAACTTGAAGACGTAGTTAGAAACAACACACGACTTACAGCGCTAATAATGCAGCAGATAGTGCATGTAATGGAGGCCCAAAACCGCCATGGGTGCATCATATTCGCATCAACCAAAAAACATGCCTATGAGTGCGCCGCGCACCTGCCTAAAGAGCAGACCGCCGTCATCCTTGGTGATATGGCAAACTCTGATAGAACAGATATATTTAATAAAGCTCGCTCTGGGGAGATACGTTATATAGTAAATATTAGCATTGTTTCTGTTGGCGTTGATATCCCGCCATATGACACATTAGCCTATTTGCGCCCAACTGACTCCTTGGTCTTAGTGGTTCAAACCATGGGCAGGGTTTTGCGTCTTTCCCCAGGCAAAGACCATGCGTTAATCATTGATTGCGCTGGCAATATTGAAAGGCACCAAGACTGGGACAGCCCTTTGTTGCTTGAGGCTTTAAAGGAAACCAGGGATAAAGATGCTGATTTAATATTCCCGTGCCCTAAATGCGAAACGTTAAACGGGTTGCATGCAAGGCGATGCATAGGCCACGATGGCGAGGAACGTTGCACTTATTACTTTGAGTTTAAAGAATGTGAAAATTGTAGCGTGCAAAATGATATTGCTGCAAGACAGTGCCGGAATTGTGAGCATGAATTAATAGATCCAAACGCCAAGTTATCCGTGTCTCAATTCTCTGGTGCACAAGAGACTAAAACTGTAATGAAATCTAGTTACTGGGTGCAAGAAGTAAATGACAAAGTAATATTACATGCTTCTTATAAATGCGCTGACGGCAAATACGTTTTTGAAAGCTATATACCTACAGCCTCAGAAAGGGCGAAAAATTACTTTTATGGTAGCTTTGTGTTAAAACATGTAAAACGCGGTAAAATATTTTACCCTCATTTACAAAATGCCGTTTATTTACGTGCAATGTTAAAAGAGATGGAAAGCCCTCATGCGTTGACTGTAACTGGGGACACAATCAAGCGGAAGCATTTTGAAGATATTCTTTAATTATATTTTTGGCTTCATCATAACCCCATGCCGGGATAGCAAGATATCCATTGGCGTTTTTCCTTTTAATAAACTCTTTTTGCTCAGGACTTAGTCTACCAGCCCCAGCTTTTAACTCAACCCATAAGCCATGATGTCCATGCCGTGGGACGGCTAAGAAAAAGTCAGAAACGCCGCGCATTACCCCCATTCTTTTCAGCTTCCGGCCTTCCATGGGGGTGCATTTTCTTTGATTGGCGAAATGGTGAAAGTCCTCTTTTAATTCTGGGTATTCATACCTGAACCAGTCTACTGTTTTTATGTGCTCGATATCTTCTGGCGAAAAGCTCATCCTGCAATCCTTTGTTATCCTAAACTCCTGCATATCTCCTCGACACCAACTACCGCTAATATATATATCACAGCATGAAAAATAAAATTTGCCACTTTGGGCAGAGCTGTCTCTTGTTCGGGGTGGCATCTTTGACAGTAATGAGCCGCCTTCCCGCATTGGCACAATACAAATTTATCCTCGCTCATATAGCTAACCCTCTTTAATTACTTCGGCAATATCCACAGCTCGGCCTTTGACTTGTTTTGCCCATCGGCTATCCAGGGCTTCAATAGCCGCGCGATCATAATTTTTTTGCTCTAAAGCTACGATCATTTTTTTAAATGTTAGCAATTTTGTTAACCCGAGATTAAAGCACATGTTTAGCAGTGCGTTTTTTCGGTTTTCATTTAAAATAATAAACCACCAGTATACATCAAGCTCGCGCCTACACCTGGCAATGTCATTTTCAAGTAAGTAATTGCACTCATCGAGGCTTAAGCCGTTACTTTCCAAGTTGCGACCGACGCCAATTGTTATTTTACCATTAGGGCACTTATATGGTTTTAAGCTCATGCCTTCATGTTCAATCAACCATTTCTTTAGCTCTTGCATGATAAGAAGACCTCCCAAAAGCTCTTACAGCATAATACATTGAAGCCGCTTTCCATTTTGGCATATGATTTGCGAGCAGCATGTCATAAAAAATAATATCCGCTTGCTTTCTTGTAATACCTCTTTCTTTTCGATAGATCCAATCATGCACCACCGAGGCTTCAATAACTTCGCTTTTAGCTGGCGACATAATCCACCAAGCCGCCCGAGGAATGCTTGCCAAATCAGTATCAAAATAAGCTGGTATTTTAAGCCTATGTCTGCCAGTTACATACTCATAATCACTGCAGGTTAAATAGTGGTAGTCATGAAATGGACTAATACAGATATTTGCCTGCGCTGTTATCGACGCGCAGGCAAATAAGATTACAACTAGTAATCTCAAGCAACATCCATTACTGAATACCATAAGTCCACTTTATAACTAGAACCAGTGCCGCCAGTAAAGTCAGCAGTTTGGGCGGACAAATATAGCCCTTCGTTTAAAGTTGTAGCATCGGTTAAAGTAGTATCTACTGGGCTAAGACCAAATGAAGTATCAGCAGTAGCTGCAATTAACACTGTATCAGTTACAGAACTTGACGCAAAAGTTCCACCAGCATTAGCATCATCAGCGTATTGGATCTGAACATCGCCGCCAGCCGCTAAAACTGTACCGCCATAATTAATATGCAATGTAGCTCTATGCAATACATATTTTTTATTTTCGCCAGGCGCTGGCAATAAGTTCAAGCTTGCAGTGTAAGAGCCAATAAAGTCAGCTAGCGCAACATCTACCTGCACATGCTGTAAAGAGTTGTTTGGGATTAATTCAAGAACATCGCCAACCACTCTAAATAATTGCTCGCCACCATCATAGGAAACTATGCATAAATCACTAGCAAGAAAATTAAACTCACCAGAATTCAGTTCTTTAATATTATCTTCTTGATCTGCAAGATATCCGGCAGCAGAAATGACTTGAAAGTTATCAGTAGTAGTAATACGTACTGTGCGCGGGTTTTGCGCCATATCGGCACTTATAGCTGTTATAGACATTTTCGCTCCTTGGTTATTTATATTAGTATACTTTACATGCTTTTCGCTTTAAACCCACTCTAGTACCGGAGCACCAGAAATAAAATCATCAATGCTTGGCGCTGCTACACCTGCTTGAACATCTGACAAAACACCAAGACTATACTCATAAACAGTATCACGCCATTGCACAAATTGCTGCGCTTCTGATTTCCAGTCCTCGTTTGTACTTGTTGCGTATGATGCAATGCTTTGCTCGCTATCGTAATCCTTTTCTTGTGCTTTATTATATAGAAGCTGTTTTATTGCCTGCCTATATTCGTCAAGCAATATATTGTTTTTATATTCAGATGCTGCTGCATGATAGGCTTCATCTGTTGGTTGATTAGATCCATTAACAAAGTCCGCATCAATATCATTTAATGATTGTTCTGTAGAGTAATCAGGTTCGCCACGCAATACATATTGTAATTGCATATAGGATAATACATTTGATGTTTTCATGCTTTTAACTCCATTATTAACATAACCGCGCCTTGTGGGGTTGGTGAGCCAGATGCAAAACTTGCTTCATTGCCTGTAGCTGCTTTAAAATTAACTTGATAAGTATGAAGTGATGTGCTGCCAGCTACTTCATCAGATAAAAAAGAAACGATGCCGAAACTTGTTCCCATTAAGGTTGATACTCCACTAGTTATTATTCTACCTACCGAAGATTGTCGTAAATTAGTTGTTGTACCTGAGGTTCTTTTTAATTCAAAATTAGCTATTCTTAAAGCTGTACCTGTGCCAGAGCCAGGCGTTGCATATTGTGCCCTGCCTTCACCTGAAACTAATACCATTATGGTGTTTGCAGGATTAGTTGGGGTTATAGAGCCTGTTAAACCCGTAGATACATAGGTAGTACTAGTAGTTGAAACAGACGTTTGGATTGAAGAAAAAGAATATTGAACGACCTTACCAGCCAAGCCTTCAACAAAAGCCTTAGTAGCAGCATCTTGATTAGCAGTTGGGTCTGTAAGATTAATAATTTTATTAGAGTTAGCATTAAAATTATCGCCAAAACTACCTTCTAGACCTGTAATAAGTGGGTTAGTATCACCGACAAACTGTCCAGTACCAGTTTGACTGCTTAAGTTAGTATTTGTAGAATTATTAGTAGCCATATTGCTTCCTTAAACGATATTAATATTACCCTGAGGCGCGACAGATGCAGTCCAGACAGTATCAGCAGTAACACAAAGCAATTGCAAAGAATCATGCTGATTAGTAGATGATACATTGCCACCGGTTCCAGCTGTACTTGCTGTATCACCTATATTTATATTCTGCCCTGCGTTCTGCTCTATCTTCCACCCCCCGGAGCCTTTGCCCACAACATTAATCACAGTTCCGACTGCTGCAGTCGTTGGCAATGTAAATACAACTTCGCTAGAGTTATTAGCAATATAGCCATTATCAGACACCATTGCTTTTGTTGTGCTTGTAACTTCTGTCCAGCCAATGCCTGAGCCTGTGCC